GATCGTTGGCGCGTGGAAAGGACGCGTCCCGATCGGCAACTGGGCTGGTGCAGCAGATGTACCGGTTGAGGTTGTTGAGCAGGTACAGGCGGTGGTGCCCTGGCGAATCGTAGCTAGTGCATGCCGTCGTGGTATACTACTGGGTGCATCGTGTCACTTGGTGTTTATCTGTTTTCGTGCGTACGGCCGTAAAGGTTGGTACGTCACGCGATCGAAAAATATCTTTTCCCGTGTGCTTCAACGTTTCGTTGTGAACAGCACGCGTCGTGAGTTCAAAACCAAATTCCACCCTCTTGAACAAGTTATCGAAGCCATACCCACGCGGCAAACTGACAATGGCCATGCAGTTAGCGGAGCAGTCCGCGACTCAGCCCGAAGAGCCATTGCTGCGGCAGTAGACGCATACGGAGGCAAGTCTTATGAATTGTCCCCCGCAACGCAATCGTCTCCTGATTTAATGCAGCATAAACATTTTGCCGTTGGCGACCTAGGTCGTGCAATGCGTGAGGATGACGTCGACACCAAGTGTGTTATCACTGGAATCGACGTCGACTACTATATCGAGAACCCCGGTGACCTTATCTGCCATGATGTTCCAATCGTGTTTTACACTTTTGCGCCGCAGAAAGTCGCCGGCATGGACGGAGATTGTAGCTATCGGATCGATGATAATGTTGTCACTTACGAAGTGAGTGGCGGAGGAAGTTGGAAACAAAATCTGGGATTGGACCGGTTATGGAGAATTCGTCGAAGGCGTGAGCCATAGTTTTTGGCCTCGAGTGCTTTATTGGTGCACCGGATTGGTGAAAAAGCACTATGCTAAAGTCGTCTTTGCTCGGCCGTGGAAACACGTGCCCGACCGCGCGCTGGTGTGGCTGATGCCTGTTGCGAGCTCTTATGAGATCGCCTGGCTAGCCCGGGAAGTTACCGCGCGGAAGCTTGATCGAGTTAAGTATACTGACCCCAAAGCTACCGGCTGGAATCGAGCCGTATACTGGGAAGGCAATGAGCGTATGCTTAACCTCGGACAAGCTGGAGCGGATGCGACCATAACGATGAAAAAGACCGATTACGACGCGTACATGTGCTGTAGTACCAGCCAGTCCGTCATTTCACGAATGATATCGAATGGAGTGAAAGACGGATTGGAACACGCGATGATGGCGAGCTACTTCAATGGAGCCACCAATCAGCGCGGCGAAATTTTAGCACGCGGTGGGAAACCTGTGTCGATGCCTGAAGCGCATTGGCCAGTCGCGAATTCCATTGATCAACCTGTAGTTGCAGCTCGAGCCTACTCGGCACCTGTGGTTAACAGCCCCAATTTAATGCCGATGACGAAGAGATGGGAGAGCTTAAGCAATTCGATTGAGCGCAGAATCACTATGGTCGCAAATAAGACCGTGCCCAGCGCCCGCTTCCAAGCCTATGCACATGAATTTGTGCAGTTGTGTGTGCCAGAAGCTGGTGTTGGGGTTCCGTACACCCATGAAGAGACCCGAACTCTGTTGGATAAACCGAGCCAGAAAGTGGCTGTGGACCAGGTTTGGGAAACCATGGGAATGGACTGCCGTAAGCTCATCGAGTGCTTTATCAAGAACGAGCCGACCATGAAGAACGGTCGGATAATCTCGTCTTTCCCCGACGCTCGCTACCTACTGAAATTTTCCGCTTTTACGTTGAAGTTCCGAGAAGA